TCGACAAATAAGAGAGTATGCCCAATGTTCACTATTTGCCAATGTTCATAAATAATGAACATAGCGATAAACTGAACAATAGGGTCTCTCTAAGGGGAGTTGATGATGGAAAAGGTTGAAAAACCTAGCGAACCCAAGAGTACGCCTGAAGAAAAGCAGGTCTCTGAGGTTCAAGAGCTGGAACCAGGTTCCTCGAAAGAGGCGCGACCTGATGATTCGGCTGAGAAACTTAAAGCGATGGAGTCCGAGTTAGGACGGTTTAAGCAAGAACTAGGTGACGAGAGGAAGAAGTCGGAAGAACTAAACGCCTACAAGCTACACTACGAGCAGACACAGCGACAGCAACCGCAACAGCAACAGCCAGAGCAGAAGAAGAATTATGATGAACAGTGGTTCGATAAGCCTACAGAGACTTTCGAGCAACTATCACAGCAGAGAGACATGAAGATGGTATACCAACAGGCATACCAACAGGCACCCATGGCGAAAGCTATGGCGAAAATGCAACACCCTGATGCCTTTAACGGCATCACAGACCAAGAACTTGAACAAGCGATGTTCGGTGGAGTTCAGTCAGGGACTACAAACCCTGCGATATTGAGCGATCCGAATGCGTGGGTTGGTGCTGCATGGATTCTGCGTGGACCGAAGACAGGGTACAAGATGCCCGATTCGCCGCCCGCAGGAATGAGTCCTACTGAAACCGAAACACCTGGTGCGCCACCGTCTGGCACGGGCGAAGAAATCCCCGAAATTCGGGGTGATGACTTAACTAACGCCCTTATGGGTGAATTTAAAAAGTTAGGCATGACAAAAGAAGAGGTTCAAAAAGAGGTGCAGGCAACGAGAGAGGAGGAGGGATAATGGCTAAGAAAATAATTGATTTGAAACGCTCAGATTGGGACAAGAAGAAGTCTGACCCATCAAAGGGTCAGTATGTATTCTTCAGGAAAGTGTACTACAAGAACAGAGATTTCAGAGAAGGCTACATTCATCCTTTCAAACTCAAGTGGTGTAAATATTCCGAACATGACTACCCACGACCATTCTACTCTTTTCACAAATGGCAGAAGCTATACAAGGCTACTGCTGTTGTACCAGGCGATGACTACTGGCCCGAAGATTTCGCCCCCGATGCAGAAGGAAAATACATTGATATGGATTTAATGTTGGTGAAAATTCCGATTGAGGTTCATATGGAACACAGAAAAAGGGCAGTACAGAAAGCAGAGTTGGCAGTTAAAAGTGTTAAAAAGCAGTTTGTGGATGATGCCAAAAAGTCTGGCATCGATATACCTGAAGAAATCATTGAAGAAGAGATGGACAGAATGGCGAGGGAATCTAAGCAATTAGGAATGTAGAGCCGACCTTTTTAGAACACTTCAAATAGAGGACAAAAATGGCCACGATGGGATTCGAGTGGTCCGGCATAGGCGGGGCACCTCAAGTCAAAAAATACTACTCTGATGGTGGAAACGATTTCGCTGTTGGTGATTTAGTTACACTCGCTAGTGGAGCAGTGACTATCATCACGGCAGACTCGAAAGACATTTTCGGGGTAGCACTTAAAGCCGCTGGTACTTCTACCGCGGTGAAAATCCCAGTCCAGATAATTACTCCAGATTCTATATGGATTGCTGAGGCAGACACTACGACTACAGCCGCATATCAGGGTGAGGACTACGGGCTGAACATCAGCACGGGTTCTATGAGCGTTGATATTGGCGATACGACTACGACTACAGTACGGATTGAACAGTTGGATTCACGAGATGGCGCTGCCGCACTAGGTAGAGTCTATGTAAGATTCAAGGCTGCTGTCTTGGATGAGGATGTATAACGATGGGTATAACAAGGACAAATTGGGATACAACTACTAACAAAGAAGTTTTTAAGACGTTAGTTAGGAAATGGTTCGATAGCACGGATAGAGAGGCGTTGGTTGAATATCCGAATCTTTTCAAAACTCTGACTACGAATGATGACTATGAAAGGCACGGACGGTATGCAGGATTGGATTATCCTGGCGAACTGGATGAGGGTGAAAACATTCCCATTCAGTCACCGAAATTCAACGACACGAAAGATTACACCCAGACCGCATTTGGGTCTGGATTCCGTGTTACTGATAGGATGAAACGGTACAACAAGATTAGTGCAGTTGAAAAATTCACGAAATCTTTGAAACGGATGCAGTTAGAAGGTAAGGACGTGCAGGGTGCTTTGATTTGGAATAACCTTGCGGCTACGACTTATACCAATACCTTCGACACCTTGGCAGTAGCGACAAACTCGCATACCTGCCTTGATTCCACACCTACCACGTATGACAACTACGGTGACGCTGCTTTGGCAGTGGCTTCCCTAGAGAACGCTCTACAGTACTTCGATTACATGTACGATGACCAGGGTAATATTTTCACGGCAAGACCTGATACCTTGGTGGTTAACTATACCCTACGACAGGATGCCGAAGAGTTACTAAAGTCATCTGGGAAACCGTGGGAACAGTCGAATACAATCAACCCGTACAAGGATGAGTTAAAACCATTCGTGTATCATAGGTTGACGGCTGCTACTACATGGTGTGTGCTTGCGAAAAACCATCCGAATTATGGTGCGTTTGTGTATACGTCATTAGCTCCTGACCTCAAGGTTAAGGATGCTCCTGATACCACACGAGACACCCTGATTACGTCACTTCAGTATTTTGACTTTGACGTGGATGATTCTAGACTCATATATGTGGGGGACGGATGAAAAACTACTAGAATCAATAACTTACGAGTTGTGGTTCTAGTAGGAGAAAAACAATGAAAAAAAACTTAAAACATTCTCCCATGTATAAAGGGGGTGCGTGATGCCAAATTATCCAGATATGGTAACACACATGGGCGGAGCACCCGTTGGGGGTGCACGCTTTTCTAGTCCGTGGGCGACACACTACTTTGTTGATGCGACTGATGGAACTGCCGGAGGTTCTGGTTTAACCCCTGCTGACGCACTTAGCACTATTCAAGCTGCAGTTACGGCATCTACTGGAGGCGATGTAATTTATATTCGTCCCCAGGTCTATACGCTAGGAACAGGGTTTGCTCGATATACAGAGGACATTACCGTCGCTCAAGCGAGTACAACCGGAACTGGAACAGAGGCAAACGCTAACAAGTCAATAATCGGAGTTACCCAGCGACAATACCCAAGTGATATGCTCGGCGTTAGGACTAAGTATGCTACGGCGGCTCACGGTGGATGGAACATCGAAGTTCCCGCCACACACATTGAAGGTATAGGACATTTTGCAGAAGATGCAACTACCTATGCTATGTTCTTTGAGAGTAATGGTGCTACACGAACAAAGGGATTTGATGGCAGCTCCATGTACAACGTGATGGTTAAAGGTAAACAAGTTGCTATAGGAAGTGCTACGGGTGGATCGGGTGATATGTCTATCGTAAACTGCAAATTCCAATGTAAGTACGATGGTACTGGTACACCGCTGATTGCGTTGACTGGTTCTGCTGGTGCTGTTAACAGGCTCTCTATTATCAGTTGTGACTTCATAGGTGGTAATGCAGCCAACTATTCTACCTCGGTTATTACGGGGGCGGCACCTGTTTCGAGTTTTGTGATGAGAGATTGTCACTTCTCTCAGACTCCTGATACTGGTGCTTACATTAATATCGCAGGAACTACAAGTAGTGGCGTGATTTCAAATTGCTTTTTTGGTTCAGAAGGTCTCGCAGCTACGGAAACTACTTGGGGTGGCGGCGATTGTGGTATTCATGCGGCTGGTTGTTTCGATGAGAACGGCGCAGTAGATATGAGTTAATGGTGATTGATTGACAATCAAGTTGAATATAGGGGGAGAGAAAATCTCCCCCATTCTCACATGGAGGAATAATGGTAGACTTCAAATGTGGGAAATGTGGAGCATGTTGTAGGCATTGGGACCTTCCAGTAGAGGCTGAAGCCAAGGAACTTGCCAAACAAATAACACTTGTGCCGTTCAAGGGCGAGAGTGTTATGGTAAGGGTCTTTGGAAGGTGTCGGTATCTTCGTAAGGACAACACATGCCTAGATTACAAGAACAGACCGCAAGTATGCAGAGATTTTAATTGTAATGTAGGAATAAACGGGAGGGTGCAATAGAATGGCAAATATCATAATCCCTACGCACGATAAGTTGGGCAAGACTCGCTCTGAGCATGAGGAGAACCTGCGGAAAGAGTGGGGTCACACGATGACCGATGAACAGTTAGATAAGTTAAAGTTTCTAGAAAGGAAGCGAAAGGATAAACTTGGGATGGATAAGCAGTTTGCCAGATTGATAGAAGTTGATAAGGTCAAATGATAAAAGACCGACTTCCGAAAGACCTTAACTACGTACCACCGACAGATACTATTATAGATGAGATAGAAGAACTGCAAGAGGACATGATAGCCTATAAGAAGTACCTTGCCGAGACTGTCAAGAGTCTCGCAGGATTCAGGCAAAGACAACAGAAACTTCAGGACGACTTTGACCTAATCAAAAAGTACGTTGAATGAAGGAAATACCGCATCTTCAGGTTATTCACACTGGTGCGGTTACAGCTTGTGGTAATACACGTTCTACGCCAGCTAAATGCCGTTGGGCTAAAGAAGCTACATTCTTCCTCAATATAACAGCCATCTCAGGCACACTAGACTTAGAAATCCAAACCAAGGACACACGCACAGGTGAGTGGCACAAACTAGCTACATTTGACCAGAAAAACTGCATATGTACTGATGAGGGTTTTATAGAGTACGGCATAGGTGCAGAGTTGTCGGTTGAATACGAGGTTTCAAATTCGGCGACATTCTCTCTGAATGTCTACTTAAAAGGATGACCTTAAAACTACACAACAGACGCAAGGTATATGCCTCATCTTTTAAGGTTTGGATACCTAGACCGCCGTGGTGGACACGGCTTTGGTGGTGGATTAGGATGAAACTGAAATGAGCGATACTTTTCGCTTACACAATAGAGGAGAAACGGGTGGTGGTTCTACTAGCATGTCTTATCTTGAGGAGTCTGCCCGTGACCGCAAAAACCAGTTGGAAGTGATAGCACTCCAGCTAAAGAAAATGGTAACACATCTCTCCTTAGTCACGGATAACGAGATTGAGGAGTACGATATTTTGGAGGATTAAATGCAGATAGAGGGCGGAACAGGTAATGGCTATAAGGCGAAGGTAGACCAGCACGGTAGATTGTGGACTAAGGCTACAGCCGATAGCGGTATGCAGCATGAGTCGCTACAGCATGGGACAGCTTTTTCATGGACAGCAGTAAGTGCTGATATAAATACTGGCGATACGGCTATTTTAGTCTGTAATGATAACCCAGACCAGTTATTGATTATAGATTCAATGTATCTATGGTCTGATGTACCTGCACAGCTTAAAATTCATGTGCCAGCATATGCAACATTTGACGGAACGACAATAGTTGGTGTTAATCTTAATAGAACATCTAATACGATAGCTCAAGCAACAGCCAAGGCAGACGATACCCAAAATACGTTTGCGGCTGCAAATGTTATTCTTACGGTACATACCAATGAGTTGACTGGCGACCAGTATGGTGTAGATGTTAATTTTAGAAATGCCTTGATTCTTGGATACCACGATACCGTCGCAGTAGACATTATTGGTGAGTCGGCAGCTTTTGAGGCTACCATATGGGGTTATTACACAGAAGAATAATAGATGATAAAGACTGAGATACACGGTGGGGACGGCTCTAAAAATGCCGCAGTTCTTGATGCTCATGGGCACGGAACATTAGCGGCTACTAATCCCTGCCAACTACTTGGTACGTTTAAATCAGCCACACATGCTGCGGCAGGCACTACGGCTATCGTTACACCAAATGGTGGCGGCTCAATGTTGGTTACTGATATTTTGGTTACGTCAGAGAAAAAACAGGCTGGCACTATTACCATAGCGTTTACAGACGGAACAAATACAATAAACATTTTGGTATTCAATACTAATGATGCTCCCGTACAGTTTGCTGCATCAGTAGCAGGAAGGTTTCCAGGTTGGAAGGATGCAAGAATCGACTTAGTAACTGTAGAAGATTTTGATGTAACAGCGACCGTTGGATACGTGAAGATTTCGGCTAAAGATTCATTAAGTTATTCCGACTGGGATGCCATAAGATGAGAACTGAGGATAAGCAGATATATAGTGGCACAGTCACTACAAATGGAAACTCATACTCTACTCCGATTAATGTTAAGAATGCAGGCGAGGTGGTGCTATTCCTTGATGTTACAGACGTTCAGGGGACGACTCCAGGGCTTATCGTGTACGTAATGACTCAGGATTCAATCAGCGAGAAGTGGTTTTTAATAGGCAATTTTGATAATGCGACAGCAATCGGGACTGATATAACATTTGTTATAAATGGTCTCGGCTCTTACATAGCGTGTTCATGGGCAGTTTCGGGGGTAGACCCTAATTTTACATTTGCCCTGAACGCAAGTATAAAGGATTAATATGGGGTTCACATTTAATAACAGGGAACTTGTTGTTAATGTGGAAGTTGGCGAGGTAACAGAAGTCACGGGAATAGAAACCACGCCACCTACAGGGAAATATCGTGTAACCAACCTGTTCGTCGACCCAGATACAGGTCGATTCACGGTGGAATACGATGACACTCCCGTGACATAGGAGATAATATGGCAATACAAAGTTTCACATTAGACCCAAATGCAGCGTCTTATACTGACGACGAGATTGTGGGTAAGGTTAACGCAGCCACAGCGAACATTACTAGGGCAGGTTCAATAGAAGGAACTGCTGCGTCGGCACTAGATACCGACGATATTGGCGAAGGTTCTGGCAACCTGTACGACACAGGTGCACCTCCTACTGATGACGAGGTTGTGACGGCAATTAACAACGCATCTACTTCAATTACCAGAGAAGCAGCACTCAGTCAGGATGACCTTAACATCGTTAAGACGAATCCGGTGGCAGGCGAGTATTCTGTAAAGAATATTCACAGAGATTCTTCTGGTCTATTAGACATCGAATACGATGATGTAAGTGTGTAAATGGCTATAACTTCCGAGCAAGTAGCTCATAACGAATTAGTGGGGAGTGGTGTAACCACTCTCCATTCACATTCGGGTGGTGGTGCAGATTTCATGCCGTTTAAGGTGTATGATAATACTGGCGAGCAGCAGATTCTTAACACTACGGCTACGTTCAATATGGACTCCACAGAGATTGCCGATACTAACTACTCGCTCGCTAGTGATGAGATTACGATAGTTGCTGCTGGCACGTACATGGTTTCCTACACCATCGCTATTGAACAGTACAACACCTCTGGTGGTACTCGTGCCATGACAAACTACTGGATAGAGTCGGACGATGGTGGGTCTTACTCAGAAGTGCGAGGTAGTTTTTTAGCCATTTATGGCAGGGAAACCTGTATAGATGAGCATGGGGGTAATAGTGCCACGTTCCTAATTGTCCACGATAACGGGAATAAGAAGTTGAGGATTAGGTGTCAGAAGCCACTATCTACAGGAACAAATGTAGACTCGATGGCGGGTAAATCAAGCGTGAGTATTATCAAAATAGCATGAAACACATAGTAGCTTGTGTACCATTTGCCAGGGATTACATCTACCGCAAATTCTTCACCTCATGGACGAACATGCTGTTCTACGCCAAGGGGAAGTACGACCTCTCGCTGGTAACGGCGTATGGTCCATACATAGAGGTAAACAGGGACAGCCTGGTATTTCAGGCACTACAGATGCAACCCGACAAACTCCTATTCTTGGATGATGACCAGACCTATCAGCCGGATACACCTGAGATTCTACTCAACCATGACGAGTTGATAGTTGGCGGTGTAACTCCGAGGAAAGATACTGCCGAACCAATGCTGTGGGATTGGGGTGCTGATGATTTCTCTAGTATTAATATGTGGGACACGCTCGATGGAAAGACGGGGCTAACTAAAGTTTCTGGGTTAGGTATGGGCGGAGTAATGGTAGACCCAAAGGTATTCGATAAACTGACA